ATAAGAGACAGGATCTGGCCCGGCCATTGTCGCCATGAGGTCTGCCACCGGGATACGGATGTCGTGACCAGTCTGCGAGGCGGATCCAAGCTGCTCGGCAACTGCCGGGATAGCCTGTGCCATTTGTTCGGCCATGCCGGACTGCGCCAGGGCGTCCGGCGTGATCCAGACAGAGTCGTTGCCGTCATCGAGGATGCTTTGGAAGAACTCGCGTGCCGTTTCAGGATCTCGCTCGCGGACCTTCGACGCCGCAGCAAGTTTGTTCATTTCGGCAAGTAGTTGGCCTGCTTTACCTGCTTCAACGGCTTGCTGCTCTTTCGCCTGCGCGGCCTGGATAGCCATATCAGCCAACTTGATCGTTCCGACCTGCCCGCCCGCTCCGACCATGGTTGCAACAAGAGTCTGGACAAATGCGCCTGGGCGTTCCTTGATGTAGTCAGCGAACGGCTTTTGAGGGTTGAGAACTGCCCACTCGTTCAGATCCTGTAATGCTGTTGCTGCCTGCTCGCCAGGCACTTCCGCCAGCATCTGCCTTCCAAGCATCTTGCCAAACCCAGCCCCGGCTTTGATGTCTTTCAACAACCACGCGACGGGCAGCTTCTCGGTAGCGTATTCAATTGCCGCCTGCGATGCGCCGAACGCCAAAGAAGAACCAACGCCTACTCCCTTGTCCCGCGCTTGCCCGTATGCCTGACCGCCAGTTGTTGCGGCCATCGGCACGAGTGACAGCACAGGATTCCCTGACATGAACGCAGCAGGAAGCGTCAGCATGTTCATCGTGAGAGACTGAAGGCCAGAGTACCACCCGGCTGAAATGTTTCCCTCTGGAACAGTCATGAGCGACTGCTTGATCGCCTGAGATATCTTTCGTTGATCGCCGAAGAACTGCGCTGCGCTGTCGCCGACATCAGGAAGCCCTATGCCGACAAGCGGCTTAGTCAGTTTCGATAGCACTTCGCCACCGGCCTGGCCGACACCCCAGAATCCTTCGTTGAATGCCGGGACGCCGGATGCCAGGGCCTTTCCACTGTTCTTCAGGAACTGCCCGGCAGACTCCCACGCTGACAGATTTTCAACATCGTCATGCGCCATCCTGGCCTTGTCTGGGTTGCGCAGAAAATCTTCGGTGCGCGGCGCGCGCTCAATCATCTTGGCGTAGTAGTCGACCTTGACGATCGATTCGACTTCGGGCAAGTGCGCCTCGACTGCGGCAGCCGGCGATCCAATCTGTCGGGCCAGCCGTGCTGCTCGCCCCGCCGCATCCGGGTTGGCATTCATGGCACTGACGAGGGCTCCGCGAACATCTGACGGATCGCGCAACGGGATCGCGTCGTAGGGGTTCCCGGAAGGCTTCGCTGCAGCCCCTGTCAGTGAAATGTCGTCGTATGGGTTGGCCATCAGTTGATCCCGTAGCGCCGCTTGAACAAGGCAAGTATTTTTTCTTCGGTCGGCTTCTCGCCCCTTCTCAAAAGGCTGTCGGCGATCATCGCGCGCTCATCGCTGGACATCTTCACCACGGCGGACTTTTCCTTCGCCGTCCCTGCAACCTCGTACAGTCGATCTGTCGATAACCACAATCCACCTGTCGGCAACATCATTCGCTTGATGATCTTGTCTCGTTCCTCGAACATCAGCGCTCGCCCTTTGGTGCGCGTCTCGTCAGCAATGGCGGCCATGACTGCCGAATCGAACATCCCCTTCTGTTCATGGTTGTTCGCTTTGAATCCAAGCTGATTGTGCGCCGTGGCAAGCTGCTGTGCCAGCGTAGCCACTTCGGGCCGCTGCGCCGGATCGTTGACCTTTGCCTGCATGTCGATCAGTTGCTTGATCTGTGGCGGCGCCAATTGCCCACGATGTAGCATGAGGTTTGTGGAACTGAATTCTGCTGGGGCGACGGTGGCCATGCTTACCAGCCGTGAATAGGTGTTCCAGTTGGTTTCTATCGGCACGCCACTTGCCAGCTTCCCGGCGAATGTCAGCACGTCATCCATTCTGTCAGCCGGTATTGACTCGCGCACGAAAGCAGAAAGCCCAGCGAAGTTTCCTCCGTTGCGCACAAGCGCATCTAGCGCAGCCAGGAAGTTGTCGTCGTTCCGCTGCTTCTTCTCGTCGGTGATCAGCTTGTACTGGTGCTCGGCACTGATTCGCGTCGATCTGATCTGCTCTGCGTCCGCGTCTGGACCAAGCCTTGACACCGAAGCCTGCACGAACTCAAGGGCCGTCGGTTCCTTGGCCCTGCCTGCGCCAGACTCGTATGCCTTGCTGTTCTTGGTGACGTACTCGCGAGTCTCTTTCGGGAGGAACTGCAGCCACGGAACGGCAGCGATGGACGGGTCATTCTGCGCCAACTTGGCGGACTTATCGGCCTTCTTGACCGCCTCCTTGAGCGCGCCAGGACCGGCGTTGTAGGCCGCCCACGCCTTTTGCAGATCGCCGGAATTCACCCGAACCTGCTCATTGAAGTAGGCCATTCCAATCGCCCGGTTGTAGCTCTCATCGGTCCGGTACCGGTGCTCATCCCACGGCATGCCAGCGAGTTTGGCTGCTTCCGGACCGGTGGCCGGCATGACTTGCGCGATGCCGATTGCCCCGGCCTTGCTGGTCAGCGGCGTGCCGTCGGCGGCAAACTGCTTCCCACCAGACTCGGCCATGATCGCAACGCTGAAAGCACGATCTATGTCGCTCCCGAAGAAGCGCGGCCGCATTTCCTTGGTTGCGCTGTCGACCGCTGCCATGGTCCGCTGCGCCTGAACCTGTTTATCCATGACCCCGCGCACACGCAGGAGGTCGCCGGCCTCCATCTGGCCCTTGTAGCGGTCGACGTAGGCCGCCGCGAACTGGATGTTCCCACTCTCGACCGCCCCCTGAATCGCCAGCACGTGCGCCCCGCTCAACACGCGCTGCGCTTGCACGTCCGCTTCTTCCTGAGAAAGCCCGACCATGCGTGCCTTCTCGCGGGTAACGGCGATGATGCGGTCGGCAGCGTCGTCGATCTGGCTGCGCCCAGTCTCTTGATCGACGGGTATCTTTCCGCTCGCTCCGACAAGCGCGATTTCCCGGCTCGCGGTAGCTGCCGTCGCGTCGAACGTGCTGACCTTGTACCGCTGAAATTCACTGCTCAGATGGCTGCGTGTCTGCCCGTACAGGCTTGTGCGCATGTTCGCCGCCTGCTGCGCGAAAACTTTTCGCTGCGCGTCGTTGCCGAGCCCGGCGGCAATCTTGTCAGTGACTTCCCGGAACCTCTCGGCGTATTCGGAGGCAAGGTCTTTCCCGCTTTCACGGCTCAGTGCAGACCATCCGCGCTGGTTGAGCGCGCCAGTTTCCTTGTGGTACAGAAGATCGAAAGACGCTTCCTTGGCCTGATTGGCAGCGTCGACAACGCGCAGATGGTTCGCCTCGGTCTGCATGTCGAGCGCGATCTGCCCGCCAACGGCGCCAGCCTGTTGCATGGCCTGGCCAGCCTGCTGCGCTTGCTCTGCCGCGAAGTTCGGGACGGTTGGCGATGTCACAGCGCCGAACTGAGACGCCGGCAATGCGCTCGCCGTAACCTGTTGGCTGTCGTATGTCGGAACGCGAGCCATCAGTAGCTCATCCCGATGTCTTCATCATCAACCTTCGGCGGCTTGTCGAACACCCCGGCCTTGTTCATCCCGTACCACGATGCCGCAACCTTGGTTGCGCTGCCGAGAAGCGAAGTTGCGCCGGCCATTCCGGGCGATATTCCGCTTGCCGCAGCCTGCTGCGCCAAGGCTGCGTTTCTGGCATTCACGCCTTGCGTCCGGGCATTTGTCGCTTGCGTTTGGTAGCCGAAGGCGTGCCGGATAGCGTTGGCGGTCAACGTGTTGGCGTCGATCTCTTTCATGATGTCGGTCGAAGCCTGCAACTCGGCAGCGCTGCCTTGCCCGATGTCGATTCCGTTAGCGGCCATCGTGGTGCGCTGCGACGCCTTGAGGTTTCCAGCCTGAAGCGTGAGCTTGGCAACCTGTGATTCGCCTTGCTGAAGCGCGGTCTGCGCGCCAAGCTCGGCGATTCGCGCATTCGTTTCAGCGATGCGCGCCGACGTGTTCGCCAGCCCTGCCTGAGCGTTCAGCGACGACTTCTTGCTGGCCGCTTCGAATTTGCTGCCGATGGCCGAGGTGATCGCGCCGCCGGCCTGGCCGATCAGCGACAGGCTGCCGATGTTTGACGCCGAAAATCCCATGCCGATCGCTCCGAATGTGTGCCCGAAGAATAGGCGTCCGCCTGCCTGTTACGCGCAGGCTATCCGCCCATCGCCACTTCAGCGGTCATCGACAGGACCGACAGCGGCAGCGGATCGGCTTGGCGCACGAAGACTTGCCCGCTGTCGCCCCATGCGTTGCTCAGCATGACCTGAATTTCCTGCGTCTTGAGGTCTGGTGGTGAACCTGGCGATTCAGTTGTCCGCTGCTTCGCTTCGACAAGTCGATCCTCGCTCGGCCCGACGAAGATCCCGGATGACCCATGGACGCGCATCCACACCTTGTTCACGTTCTTAAACCGTCCTTGCCCGAAGCTGCCGTCAACCTGCATTGCGACGGGCAGAGTCTTGATGTCGGCGGTAATCGGCAGCCCAACATGCACCTTGCTGGCTTCCTGGTCGAGCGTGATTGCACCGCCGTCAACGACGCGCCGAGGGTGCACGCAGGCATCGGCAAGGATGCTGACCTCTTCACCCTCAAGGTGATCCAGGCCGCTGATGACCGTTGCCGGAGAACCGGAATAGGTAAGCCCGCAATCGACGAAGAACGAGTCAGCAGGCGTTGCAAAATCACGCGACGACAGCCTCTCAACGTAGCGCACGCTGCCGCCGTTGATCGTGCGCCGAACGATGACGTACAGCACATCCTCGCCTCCCTCGGCAACGACGCAACAGGACTCGAACACGCCGCCAGCCGAGTCATGCCAGTGCCAAGCCCCTATCTGCTGCTCTGGCACGTAAGTCAAGCCGAGCAGGTTGCCAGACGACGACACGAACCACACGACAGGCTGCGGCGCCTTGCTGTACGCCATGTCGACGATGTCGAAGGTGTCGAACAAGTGCGCAGCGCGCAAGGACAGATCGCCGGTAACGAATCCGTTCGCTTGCCACGAGTACGCCAGCTCGCGAACATGCCCGCCGCGCGCGGCGCCGTATATCAGCGTGTTGTTGATGATCACCGGCTGCACGTTCGACGCACCAACGTATGACTGCGGGCGAACGCTGATCGTGCTTGGCGTGATGGCATCGGAATTTACCGACGTTACCCTCCATTCCGCAGCGCTTGTGAGAAGCAGCAGTTGCGTCAGCGGAACGATGTGGCGGATCGTGTTCGCTTCTCGGGCAGCAACCCTGAAAGCGATTCGGTCGTCATCGCGAATCGGCAGCGAGTACGAAACGTTCGACTCGGTGCCGCTCTTCGTCATCCAGATGTTCTGCGGCTGGGTGACGGTCCCGGCGAAGCATCTGCGCTGCTCGAAGTAGGACGCCGCCGCAGGATAGTTGCTGGTGGACGCAAAGACGGTGTCGTAAATCGGAGGCGTCTTGCTCAGATCGGCGGCGATGTTGTCGTCGACCAGTGCCAGCGTTGCTGTCTGCCCGATGTACCCGTACAGGCCGCCGGACATCTTGTATACGTTGTAGCGCGTCGCGCCTGTCGCCGCCGGCCACGTGACATCGATCTTGTTGCCGGTCGTGAACAGGTTCCCGGTGCATGTTCCCGCTGTCGACGCCGCCGACTCCGATATCCCGTCAGCAGCGATGGCCGTGACCACGTAGGCATAGGCGATGGTTCCTGCGCCAGTTGGCGTTGCCGTGACGCTAGCCGGCGGGGAGATTGCGGCGGCAAATGAAATGGTCGTCAGCGACCAACTGAGCGCGCCAAGCCTGCGCAGTTCCTGCGGCGGATAGCCAGGATGAACCAGCGTCAGCACGTCGGCAGACTGAACAAAATGGATGTCGAAAAGATCCGCTTCGGCAAATGTGTTCGCCACTTCGTATGGGACGCCAGCACTGAGCAGCGTTGCGCCTTGCGAGTGGAACCGGAAGTAGCCGGCGCCAACCTCGATCACCATCGTTTGCGTTGTCGAGTAGGTGAACGGGATCAGCCGAGACTTGACGCCGCTGTTCTTGGTGGCCCGGACGAAACCGAACCCGGCCCGGTTTTCTGCCGGCCCTTGTGGTTTCGTGATGAAGTTCCGGCAGCGCGCCAGGCCCGATTGGTACTTGGCGTCATCGATGCGCCCGAACAGTTCGGGCGATACCTCGCCGGCGGCAAATGAGCGCTGCAGCGTGCGGACGTTGCTCATTTCATCGGCCAGCGATCCACCCAACACTGTGCGCCGGGCGCGCCATGTGCTGCCGTGCGTCGGACGCCGCAGCCTTGGCCAGATAGGCTTGCATCATCGCGGCGCAGCGCTTTGCTTCGGCTGCGCCAGCATCGCCCTTGATGACTTGCCCGGCCAGCAGCCCGGCAAGATGCCAAGACAGCGCCAGCACGAACAGCGGGGAGAACCGGGCGGTGTCGGATACCAGCGCCGTGTAGCGCACGATGGCGTTTTCCTGATCTGTGTAGATAACCAGCGCGCCGTCGTCGTTTATCTCGACCGTGTACGGCTGCGGCACGCTCGACGTGACGAGTTCAGCCGATCCTGTCTGCGAGACAGCCACGTAGTCATCGTCGGCATCGGACGGCATGACCGCGATGACGCGCAGCAGATCGGCCGGGATGGCGTAGGCGTAATCCCACGCTTCCCAGTCGCACGTGAGTTGCGCCAGCTGCGCACGGCGGGTGGCGAACCGCCATGCGGCATCCGGCATTTCGAGAAGGGAATCCCGAGCGATCGGGAAGAACCGGGCGCAGTGCTCTGCTTGCGCGGAGCCTTCTGGCGGATCAATGCTGGCCACCGTGGCATCAGCGCCAAGGTGCGATAAGGCCATGTTGCAGATTTCAACGTCTGACGCCATCGCGCCCCCATGAAAGAAAGGGGCGCAAGGCCCCTTTGTTGATTTACTTGCGTGGCACTTCCGGAGGCGCCTTGTCCGACGGCTTGTCGCTGACGAGCGTCAGGCTATCCCCCAGCCGCATGTCTGCGCCGCCAGGCCCTTTGGGGAATTCGGTTTCGAACCGATCACCAGCCTTTGCCATCCGGCACTCGTGTGAGATCCACACGTCTGAGTTTGCGATGTACTCTGGCATGCGCCCCCCTTACGCGACGGCGAAGCCTGAACCGTAGTACTTGCCAACGCCAGGATCTTCACGCGTCACGTGCGCCGTGAATTTCCCGGCGGTCAGAGGTCCGGTAGCGACGGTGTATTGAACGCCAAGGTATCTCTGCCCGACCGGCTGCGCCGCAAGGTTGGCCGACGGAATGCGGATCGAGATCGGCTTTCGACCAAGCGTCAGTTCTGCTTTCCCGATCGGGCTGGTGGACCCGATGATCGTCGGCGACGTGAGCGCTGCGGCGGCTGACGTGATGATCTGGAAATCAACAGTCGCGGCGCCTGATGCGGTCGCGGCCTCGTCGACGCCAATCGTGACGAACAGATCGGTTCCCTGACCGAGATCGCGGGCGACACCGAGATCGATGGTATTGGTGGACACGGCGGAAGCCGTGACGGCTTGCGCAGCGGAAAGCTGCAGCAGTGCATCTGTGATCATGTGATTCTCCTTGTGCCACCGGTTACGAAACGAGGGTTTCGGCGATGCCGAGCTGATCGACGCAGCGAACCGGGATGCCCATGAATTCAAGCTGGTTGATGTTGGAGCCGAACTGCGTCAGAGCAGCCTTGATGCCGAGCGCGCTGGACGATTTCTCAAGCGCCTGGATCATCAGTCCTTCCTTGATGCTGCGGTTGGCGTAGAACGCCGCCCTCCCCATCTGGAAATTCGGGATACGGGCGATCGCTTTCATCATCAGCTTGATGACGTTCGTTGCCGCCGTTGCCGCCTGCGTGCTGGTCACTCCGACCCAATCGGACACGTCGATATTGGCGATGCGAACCACGTAGCGCCAGTCTTTGACGACCAGACCAGCGTCCCACTGGAACAGCGACCTTGCTGCCTGATACCAGCCTCCTGCTCCGTCCGAGACAGACTCTTCGCCAAGGTCGCGGGACTGCAGGCCGGCCTTGCTTCCTTTCGGGAAGGGGCAGAATACAGACTGTTCGCCCCATACCACCAGGTACACCGATGCGTTGTCCGATCCGCTGCCTCCTGCGAGAATGACGTTTCCGCCGTTGCCCGCCGACGTGCTGGAATACCGAGTCGCCAGGCCGCTGAACGTCTTCATGTCGACGCCCACATTACCGTTGAACAGCTTGCCGCACATTTCCTGGCCCATGGCCTCAAGGAACGGTGATTCCTCGGACAGCCGGATGGACGCGGAATTGTTGTTGAGCAGCAGGATCTTCGAGTCGATATGGCTGCGGGCTTCGAGCATTGCGCATGGCTCTGTCACTTGCGCCGTGGTGCTCTTGCTCGGCGGCACGCCGGCATTCAGTTGCCGCCAATAGACTGCCGGAAGACCGGTTCGAACCGTCGTGACGTGGCTGGTGATCTGGTTTGCTTCGCAGTAGACGACATCTTCGAGGATCTCGTTTTGCTGCGACAGAAGCTCTGCGATCGGATCGATTTTGCCGTCCGGAGAGAGGCGCTTGCTGTAATCGGCCAGAGTGAGTTGGCCCGTACTGAGAGTTGGCATTGTGTTGTTCCTTTAAGGGTTCATGTTCGGGTACATGCGCTGCGCCATGGTTTGCGCAGGCGCCGCGCCGCTGTTCCTGCCGCTGATGTGCTTGTCTTCGCTGATCGCATTGCCGGCCCGGACCATGAACCTGACGATTTCAGGATGGTTCCCCAGCCCGGTAGCTTCAAAAAGCGATTTGAGTTCAGGAGTCGCGAACGCCTCCATGGCCTTCTGCGCCACCGCGAGTGACTGCGGCAGCTTGTCGCCACCGTATTCCTTGTCCGACTTCGCCGAATCAAGCCACCCGGCTTGCGCCGCAGCGAGTTGTTCAGACTGGCGCGCGGCGATTACCGGCGACATCTTCTCAAGCATCGCCTGCGCCTTGTCTTGCGGCAAGTCCAGCGACTTCGCGACCTCAGAATAGGACGCCAGAATTACAGCATCATATTCCTGCCCTTCGGGGGCGACGAAGGAATAGGACTCTGGCGCTCCGGCGGAAGCGGTTTCGGAAGCATCCGTAGCCGCCGTTTCTTGGCCAGCAGTCTCCGCAGCAGTAGCGGCCTCTGGTTCCGTTTCAGCAGTGCCGCCATCAGTGGTTTGGGTGGCGTCAGCAGTTGTTTCGCTTGTCATCAAGTGCCTCTTGAATCATGACTGAATAGGTGTCCGGGCAAAGCAAGTGGATTTGCCCAATGATGCGCAGCCCATCGTTCTTGCACCCCTCGGCAAACGCCATGGCCATTGAATTCGAATTGAACGACGACCGGAAAATCCCGGCCCGATCCAGAAGCCTCCAGACGATTCGACGACCGCGCCGGCTTCCCATCAGCCACTTGAAATCAGCGTCTTCAACATCTCGCGCAGATTTCGATCTGACGGCCTTTTCCGCTTGCGCGATCTCTTCGCCTTCAAAATCTGTCGGATCATGTTCCATGTCGCGACTGTATTGGATTCGCCATTGAATACGCGCACGCTACACGCGGCGCCGACGGCGGTAGCGGATCAGCCATTCCCTGAACAATCCTGACTCGCCAGACGGCGAGAACCACGCCCTGGCGAAGTACTGCGGAGCAAAGAATTGCTGGCTAAACACCGGAGATTACGATGTTCGTGCGATCCCCGACGACGCCTGGAAGTGGCACATCAGCTTCTACGGTAACGCCGCCGTCAGTAAATGCCATGTGCGCCGTGCCGGCGCCGGACGACTCCCCGACCAGCGTTGCAGAGATGACTTGAAGGTGAGCGCCGAGAGTGCGCGAACCGAGCAGGCGACCGACGACGGCTGCGGCGACAGCTTCGATGTCAGCCGGGGTTAGCGTCATCACTCCTGGCACAGTTCCGACCGCAGCAACCACGTCGCCGGATTCCGTTACTGATGCAGTGCCGGTGTGCGTCTTCTTCCCTACGCCAGCCGGAACATCGCCAGAATCGGTTACTGCCGCCGATCCTTTCTTGCCGACCGTACCTGCCGCCGCCGCCGAGTCGCCAACTTCTACGACCGATGCTGAACCAGTAACCCCGTCGGTGCCGACTGACCCTGTAGCTTCCGCGATATCGGCAGACTCTGTTGCCGCCGCCACCCCCGTGGTTCCAACCTTCCCGGACGATTCCGCCGCGTCTCCGGCTTCTGTAACCGCTGCTGCGCCAACGGTCCCAACCTTGCCAGCAGCGGTTGCCGTGTCTGCCCCGTCGACTACTGCTGCTGTTCCGCTTACACCACCCCCAGATATGGATGGGAGCCAAAACCGTGGCTGGTTGCTTGCGAAGACGGAGCCAGGACTTTTCAGTAGCGCAAGGTGCTCGGCGCGCGAGATAGCCCTGTTGTAGATCAGGACGTAGCCAAGCTCACCAGTAAGGAATGACGACGCACCATCGTTGCGAGCGCCGAAACAGATCGTCTCTGCTGTCTCGGCGGAAGCCGTGCCGACTGTCCTCGTGCCGGTTACAGCCTCCCCTCGGTGCAAATAGGCGGTTGTCCCGTCCCATACCAAAGAAATCTGAACAGGGTTCGTGCCTATTGTGCCGCCGGCAGCGTGGTAACTCCCACGGATATGCGTAGTGACAGCCCCAGATTCCAGATACATAGTGAGATGTATGGTGGCCCCTGACGATGCGGCGGTCTTTGCCACGAGAGTGCCGCTGACATTCGACGGCTGCCTGACCTGCACGACAATCGACCACCGCCGGTCAGAATCAGCGAACAGATCGACGCCAGCAACATCTACACCAAGCTTGACGTACTCGCTTGTCCCGTTGAGTTTCAGCGCTGGCCCGTACGGCGTCGTGACGACCTGGCCGCCGACGCGCAGCCCGCCGTTATCACCATCCGCCTGATTGAACCGGAAGTCGCCGCCGGCCGCATAGACCAGCCCGGTAGCCAGCGGCGATCCAGACAGGCCGACGAACTGCTGCGGGGCGTGTAGCCTCGGTGTTTTGAACGGGAAAGCCACGGCGGTTTAGACCGTCTGTGCCTGAATGCGCTCGTAGGTCAGAACGTGCTGGCCACCGGTTGCGTTCAACGCAACGGCGGTATCGTGCGCAACGAAAACACCCCAGAACTTCGGGAGTGACCCGCCGAACAACTGCGCGACGGAAACCGGACCGAAGAAGTAGTCTCGGTTCGACGTGCTGTCACTGATCATCGATGCGGCGAGCTTGACGATCCCATTCATGACATTGGCAGACGTGAATGTTTCAGCCGAATCTGTGCCGTCGAGAACATCAGGGTAGGTCGGCGTGCCGCTCGCGCTTGAGATGTTGGCGTAGACGTAGACGTTGATGTACCGGCTGGCGGTTGGAGACGTTCCGGCCCGGATTACCCCTGACAGCAAGTGATCTACATCTAGGTTGCTAGTGTTGTCGACCGCCGTCGACTCCTGGCCGGCGGTAAATACTCCTGCCGATCCACTCGCCAGCGACGCCAGGCTGATCGTCAGCGTAACGCTGGACGTCGATGGATACTTGGTCTTGATGTCTGACATGACTTACCACTCCATGGCGTCGGCTACGTCGCGGTAGTTGATAGCGCCTTCGAGCACCAGCAGGCCCGGATCATTTGTCGTACCTTTGCCCGTAGCGAAAAGCCTCTCGACACGTGTCGCCAGGCGCTTGCAGTGCGTGTAGACCGTTGCCCGCACCGCCAGATCGGCAGCCGTTCCGACCCATGTCGCGTCGATTCCAGCCCGGATATTGGCACGCGAGCAATCAAACGATCCGAGCCGGCTCATCCAGTCCCATACACGCGCCTTGCCGACGCTCAGGTTATCCACACGATCCCATGCGATTCCGTTGCGCATGATCTCGTCGATGTTCACCGAAGTTTTCCAGACCACGAACGACGCTGTCGGCAGGTTGTAGGCTTCTGCGATCGCGTAGGCGCCATTCTCGTTGTGCGGCACAGCAGCGAATTCCTGCGCGGCCGTGATGTCCGCGGCAAGCGCTGCGCGCTGCGCCGTGGTTAACCCTGACGCGCTGGCAATGCCGGCGAAAAACACCAACAGGCAGAAGATCAATGATGCCCACGTAGTGCCAGCCAGCTTAGTATTCATCATGGGTTCCCTTCGGTAATCGTGAATGCCGTAATCGTCACCGGCTCGGTAGCCACAATGGCCGTAGAGGTCAGTACGATGTTCGTTCCTGACGTGCCAACCGTCAGGCCGCTGACGATAATGTCCCCGCTGTTGTCCTTGATTCTTGCCTCCGCAGCAGTGCCGGTAGCATTTGCGCTTGAGTCCTCAAGGGCTGGCGTAACGTCCATCGTGAGCACCCCGCCGGATACCGTTCCGCACGGATCAGCCAGGGCGAGGACCGCCAGAACAGTTCCGAAACCAGACGTCCCGATTTCGAGCGATCCTGCTCCAACGTCCCCATCAATCGCGTCGGCAACCGCCTGCATGCGGGCCGTTCGTACTGCTGTTGCGTATGCCATTGCCATTTCTATCTCTCCTTTGCCGTAATCAACCAAGAACCCTTGCCGCCTGCTCGCGCAGAGCAGCAATCTTGCCGTCCAGTTCGTCAAACTCCCTGCGCTTCGCAACCAGGTCGATCTCAAGCGCCTGCACGCGATCCATCGCCGCCGCCACAGACGCATCAGAAACCCGGATCTGCTCAAGCGCAGCAGAGCAAATCTTCTCGGCTTCCGCGCGGGCTTCATCAACAATCTTCTTGGCCTCGAATTCCGCCGCGACCGTCAGTTCGTTCACGTAGGCCTCGGTACGCATCACATACGAGTTAGCCGAATCCTTGGCCAGCAGGATTTCTGCCTGTACTTCGGCGAACTGATTGCGCAGAACATCAAGCGCCGCTTCCGCTTCGCCCTTCGCTTGCTGAAGCTTGCCAACGTCTTCGAATGCATCTGCCACCGCGGCAATCCCCGCAAACCCCTTGAGCAGCCGGCGGGCATCGGCAGCGGCCTGGATCAGATTATTCATTTCATCATTCCTTCATCAGCACGACAACATTCAGGCTTGTGGTCACGTCGCCGCCAGACACCCGAGGACGGACATACCAAGTCGCCTCCGAGATCATTTCTATCTTGGCTGCAGGAATCGTCAGCGCGTTCCCCTGCGGATCGGTCAGCGTTGCCCAGTTCGTGCCGTCGTTGCTCCCTTCGAACACGACTGACGCACCACCGAACGTGCCGGAAACCTGAACCGACTTGTCTGTGTACTGCGCGCCCATCAGCGGCGCGCCGTCGTCGTTCTCTCCCATCGCCGACCAGACAGCCAGGAATGCCTTGGTTGTCTGCGTGCTGGAGCTTTGATGTGCGATTGTCGTCATCTGAAATCCTTGTTGGTTAGCTGTATCCGCTGAATGCCTTGGTGATGTCGGTGAGCGCGCTCTGCTTGCTGGTGTCGATCCCGCCGAGATTCGCCGCTGCCTGCGATGCCGACTGAATCTGCTCCGCCTGTGCAGCCGCTTGCTGCTGCTCTGCGCGGGCCTTCCGCACGAGAACAACCTGATCGCCTGGAACGATCAACTGCGGGTCGATACCGAGCATGTCGGAATAGGAGTCTGCCCAGTAGTCCGCGTCGAACTTGTCGAGCACGTCCGGCCTGAACTGCGCCACTGCGCCAAGGTTGCCGACGAATCGATCAATGCTGTTGGTTCCAATCGCACGCTGCGCCTGAGCCAGCATCGAAACGAACTCGACGCCTAGATCCATGCCTTGAATCTCTTCTGGCGCTTGCGGAACGATGCCCGCTTCGACCATGCGTGCGAAGGTCATTTCGATCTTCGGAGAAAGGATCTCGTTATGCAGCCGCTCAAGAACTGGACCGAGCATCAGCAGCTTTTCTTCGTGCCGCTCTGCGACTTCAGTTGCCGTCATCCGCGTGTCGGTCTGGTTCGCAAGCATCAGGAAGAGGTCGGCGTAAAAGCTCGCCCGAATCCGATCTCGAACATCCCGGATGTCCTCAAGCATGTGCGACAAGTCGATCTGAACATCGAAAGCCGTACGGATGCCGCCCCCTTGCGTTGCCGCATCGACGTAGCTGATACCGCCTGGCAGCAAGTCAGAGTCATGGCTCTTGAAGCTGGTCGGGGCTTGAAGCGGCGGGCGCGTCTTGTAGTCGATCCCCTGCGCCTTGCGCAATTGCTCGTGCTGCAACTGCTTGATGTCGCCGAGGGCTTCCATTGCCGGGGAGTTGCCGTAAATGTCCCCGCCCGCGACAGCCCACCTTGGGCAAAGCGCCACGAACTCTTTGAAGCCTGACTCGCGCAGCATTTCTCCGCCGCTGGCCCCAGGCTCGAAATAGCAGGACGCCCATGGCATGTTCTTCGCGTCCTTGCGCTTCAGATCGCGATCATGACGCGGCTCGATCGCCTGCACCACTGGCACCCATGCGTCGAGGTTTCCACGGTCATGCATTCCGCGCACGGTATGGCTGCACTTGTCCAGGCCGAATTCTCCGGCCATGGCCCCTACGGTCATTTCGTACTCGCGGAACAGGGTATTCACCACTCCGCGATGATCAGTCGCAATGGCGTATTCGCCAGCCGTCAGCGGGTAATGGTGAATGACGTTGCTGTAATCCGCGAGAACGATGGTGCTGGCCGTACCGAAAGCGCCAAGCTCCTCGTAGCAGCTATGCAGAGCACGATACGTGTTGCTCTTGGCAAACACCATCTGCATGAGCCTGTTTACATCGGACAGCCACAGCTTGACCGCCACGGACTCGTCAAGCTCAGGATCGGAGGTCGTCAGCCGAAACCATGGCCTGGCTGGCGAAGTCATCCCGGCCATCATGCCAGCAGCCAGTGTGCGCAGCGCGCGGGTGCCAGTGTTGTCGAGAATCTTGTTATGCCGGCGGTCGCCCTTGTTGCGGTCTGAGGTGAAGAACCTCCCGGACCTTGGCAAGATGTTGTCGCTGATCTCCTGCCAGTGCGGCACCCAGCTCGCACGCTCGGCGCGCAGCCCTGCCAGGCGCATGGCGAGAAGCTTGCGGTATGTCAGATCGGACACCTACTGCCCCAGGAGCGTGTTTTTGCCCAATGCCAAGGCATTCGGATCGACCCCCTGCGGCCCCGTCAGCATCGTGCCGGATGCGCCTGCACGCCCAGCCTGCTGCGCCGCTGCCAGGATTGCCGCCGTATCCGGGCGCTTCTGGTTCGCCGCGTTGATCTGCTGTTCCGCCTTCTTGGCTTGCTTGTCGGCTATGTCAGCCTGTCGGTTCGCGTTGGCCTGCGCCTGCTCTTGCGCCTCTTCCTGGCTCTCTTCCGCCTTCTTGGCGGACCGGTACTGCATGGCGGCGCCTGCGGCAGCAGCCACGCCCATGATGATTGACGATATTGCGGCCATCAGTTGATCCTCTTCATTTGGCAGCGCTCGACGACGGTATAGCCGAGCTTCTCGAAAAGATTTCCGGCCGGCCACGTTCCTCCTGCGGAAAGGTCAGACATGGAAACAGCAATGGCTCCAGCGTCCTTTGCTGTCGACTCGAAGGCGCGCAGCAGCCGCACCCCGGCCATGCTTCCGCGATAGTCTTCGTCAACCCACCAGCCAAGCTCTGCGGCAGTGGTGGAGTTCGGACTGAACCATACCGGGCAAAGGACGCCGATGATCCCGCCGATAATTCGCCCATCTTGTTCAGCAACAAAGGCGATACCGGAGTCGACACATGAGGCCACCGACGCGCGAGCACCCGCGGGATCAAACGGTACGAACTCGGCGAACCGCGAGAACCCGAAAAACGCAGCCCCAAGCGCCAGCATGGCGTCAATGTCTTCTTTGGCGGCTCGTCTGATTGTGCACATGGGCGAACGATAGTTCGCCGGCACGGCAATACGCGCAGATTTACTTGACGGCGTAGGGGTCGTAATCCATCGCAGCATTCCGCCGCACGGATGGCTTGAACATGCTCCTCTTTGGCGTGTCGATCAACGCCAGGATGTAGGCGCTTCCGTAGTCCGGCGATCGCCCGATACGCTTGACGATCTCATCCCTGCTCTCCACGTAGACCGTCGACCCTACAGGCTTCCACGTCGGCGCGCACAGATCAGCGAGCAGCATGGGGTCTGGCGGCAGGCATATGCCCGAGTTGTTCGCCGGGTCGAGAGCTTCGCGCATCGCCCACCATAGTTGCGACCTAAGATTTTTGAACCGCAAACGCCCGCTTCGATCTGTGGCCGTCGCCGACTCGGACACGTTGACGCCAATCACCTGTAGGCCCATGTCCAGAAGGAAGTCGTATGGGCTTGAACCAACGCCTATCACGTCGACATGAATCACCGCCTCGTCGCGCATGGCTGCTACGGTCAGACCAGCGACCGACGGTCCATCTGGAGTCGCGCTCCCGGCATGCGCCAGCGGAACGTCGAACCACATGCCGTGACGCCTGGCGAGGATGGTCTTGTCACCGCCTCCCCTTGCCACATCGACGCCTACCGAATCCATCGGATCAAGCTTCGCTGGCCGAACCCACCGCGCTTGCGCCGCTTCAACCCACGCCGTAGGTATCACTTGCCACGGATCATCAGTCATGCCTGCTTGGAAGTCTCCGTAGAGCATTTGCGAGCGCAGTGGCTCAGGCAAGGCTTGCAACGTTGCCATGTACCCGGTCCCCATCAAGTGCGGATTGTCAGATATGCGCGACGGGATAAATGTCCTGGACATGGGAGTAACGAGGTCATCACCGTGCTGAAAAGGCGTCCCATCGTCCACTTCTATTTCCTTCCCATCTACCATCGCGAAATACCGAAGCTCACCGGCAGCCGCCGGCCGCGGGTGCTTCTTGTCCAGCCACGGCGCAAAAAAGCTGACCACCCAACGCCCCTCCGAGTCAGTAGGCGGGTTGAAGGTGAGAAGCGCCTGGCATCGCTGCGACTGGTCGACCGACCTCAGCCACCCGAGCAGCGCTCTTACTTGTGCCTCAAGGAAATTTGCCGCCTCGTCGAACACGAGGAAATCATGCGGCCGGCCTTGGTATTTGTTCCAGTCGTCGAGGTTCGGAGTCGAACCGAACTCTATTTGCCGCCCCCGCATCCGCCAGATTCTCTCTGCGCCGTTATACCCGTCGCGAGAACCAACCAGCTCGGTGAGTCGGTCGATTATCCCTGTGAGCTGCGTCGCCTCTCGCCGCAGGATGAGAATACGCTTGTGGCTGGTAATCGCCTTCCCGCAGGCAAGGTCGGTCTTGCCGCCGCCTGCAGCACCGCCATACCCGATGATGTCAGCCTGCGACTCGTAGGCCATCTGCTGCGGGCCTGGCAGCGGGGACCATGGGTGCCGGCGGCGCAACTCACGCGCCAGAAGCAAAGCGCGCTCAAGCCGTTGCCGTTCAGGAAGCCTTGACGTTGAGCGCAGCAAGCTCTGCCCGGATGTCGTCATCTGAGAGGTCGCTGAACGAATGGTTAACATTCATGCGCTCGACATAGAAACCGGCTGCCCGTCCGCGCGACACTTCAGCCGCAACAGCAGCCGAAAACTTGCCCGATCTATCCGCCTTGTCCCTCAGTCTCTGGAGGTCCAAAAGATGCGTTTCGAGCGTCATTTTGGCAGATTCTGCCGAAGATGACCGTAATTCAGCAATCCTAACCACAACCAACCCGTGCTTGAGCATTTCGCTTGCGCGATTCCACACGACATTGTTTTTCCACGATTTTGATCGTGGGTACGCTCTACGGTACGCCTCGCTTGCGTTTCCGGTTTCGACGTATGCCAGGCAAAATGCCTCCTGCATCGGAGTTAGGTGTCTCATGTCTCCTTCACCACCTTTCGCCAACCCTCGACAGTCTGCGCCCGCCGTTCATATGAGCAGATGCAGCGCACTGTTCTGAGCGGGATACCAAGCTCTGCCGAAATGGCAGAGCACCCTACGCCGCGATCCTCGTGCATTTCCCGGATGAGGTCCACGTCCGCATCGGAGTACCGGGCGTTCTGATGCCCTTCGCCGATCCTCATTCCACGCGCATTTGTTGCCACAAGCACCGTAGTCAGCATGTCCGATCAACCCATTGACGATTACGAAACCACAATAAACAAATTCTATAAGGCCAACGAGGATTTGCTTGCTTAGTTGTTGGCGACGAAGCATGGCATTCCACGGTCAGAGCATAAGGATTCTCTCATATTCGCACAATCGATCCGAGAGGCGCGATTTTTGTGTGTCCCTAACTCTGCCATGTCTTTTGCTTTATCTCGCCTCGTAGGTGGCACAGCGCAAGCCTGGCGTGCATTCCCTCCAATTCATCACGCCGCGTATCTGTCTTCAGCAGCCCATCCGCGCCCATCCCACCGCACGAGCAGCCTGCCAGCCGCATTGCACACCCCGCAGGCCAAGTGCTGACCGT